TAATGCAATTCCTGCAAGCTTAGCTGACGTTGTTACAGAGATTCTTCTGCATCTTGAGGCCCCCGGTTCTATCAAGATGCATGATCTTGCAAACAAGCCAATTCCTGCTGGATGGGTTGTATGTGATGGCAGTGTTGTAGGAGGCTATGGTACAGTTCCTGACATGCGCAATAGATTTGTCGTGTGTCAAGGTAGTGACTATGTAGCGCAAACTACAGGTGGAACAGATTCTCACGCTTCAGCCGCTGGTGGAGCCCATACGCCTGGAATTCAGTCACATGCTCTCACGGCCGCAGAGCTTCCTGCCCATGATCACCGACTATACACCTGGGAAACTGGTGCTTCCTCTGACGCAAATAACTTTGCAACAGTGAATTCAAAGGGTATCGCGGGTAACTCAGCTGGTACCTTTGCCTATCGCGCATCCACAACTGAACCAAACAAACTTGTTGAAAATACTGGAGCTGCGGCAACAGCCCACGGGCATACTGCTGATGCGGTAGCGGATCATACACATACTGTTGACGTTCGCCCCAGATATTATGTAGCGGTGTTTATTGTGAAGACTTCAACCTATACGGCACCCTGATGAATCGTCTTAAACTCGCAGGATTTGGTCGGGATGGCTTCATTCAGGATGTAGCTGAATACGATGCGCCTCCGGAATCCTTCAACGAGGTTAGAAATGCTCGATTTAACTCCATAGGAGCAGTAGCATTCTCTGGACATCGTAGCGTTTTATCTCCTGCACCGATCTTTCCTACCTGGCTACGTGTATTTCCGCCAGTTGATCATCCTCTGTGGGTCTATGCTGATGCAAATAGAGTATATGCCTTTGATGATGGGCACATTGATATCACAAGACTGAGTGGTCCTTATAGTGGTACAGCAAACGAGCGTTGGCAGGGAGAGATTCTTCAGGGAATAGGCCTTTTCAACAACACTATCGATGTTCCTCAAATGTGGACGCAGTTCTCTGCAAGTACTCCATTGCAGGATCTAGCAAATTGGCCCGCAAACCTGCGTACTAAGTTCCTTCGTCCATTTAAGAATTACGCCATTGCAGGATATCTTACGGAATCGGGAAATGAACATCCCTTTCGAGTTCGTTGGAGTCATCCCGCAGATCCTGGCGTTGTTCCTCCTTCCTGGGCGGTGAATGATCCATCAGTTGATTCTGGCGAATTTGAAATCTCAGAAACTGACGATTACGTTGTAGATGGCATGACACTTGGTGAATCATTCATGGTGTATAAGCAGAAAAGTGCTTATCTCATGTATCTTACTGGAAATCAGTTTATCTTTGGACAGCGTTTGGTTATTCCTGGTAGAGGAGCACTTACTCGTGACTGCATTCGGCCGATTCCTGGAGGTCATTTCGTGGCGGGCCTTGACGATCTCTATATCCACTCAGGACAGAAGGGGTCGGAGAAAAGTGTCGTCGAAGCGAAGTTGCGTAATTGGATCTTTAACCAAATTGATGCCAGCAACTTCTTCAACTGCTACTGCGTTGAATACAAGCGACAAAATGAGATCTGGTTTTGCTTCCCAGAAGCAGGAGAAATCTACGCCACGTTAGCAGTAATTTACAACACTCTTACAGGAGGTTTGGGGATTCGTGATCTACAGAATTCTCCCTATATTTATCCCGGTCCTGTGGATGATCGCACGGATGATGGAGATATCTGGGGAGATGATGAAGAGGAAGTTCCAGAGGAACCTGATTTCTTATCCGCGCTTCGGGCAACTGGAAGTATTGCGGACGGAGCAACTTATACAGCAGGATCCGAGCTACACTTTGATACTGGAAGCTTTTCAATAGAGGCTTTCTGTCAACGAGGAGCTTCGCCTCCTGATGCATTTTTAGGAAGAATTTTTTCAGCGCTTTCTGGAGGAGATGTTCGTGGCTTTAGAATGGTGTTAACTACCCAGACTACTTCGCCGTTTAAGTTAAGGCTTACTTTAGATCCAGCTGGTGGAGCAGCAGTTAACTATGATTCTACTGATATCTCGGTTACTGGCTGGAATCAGTATGCCATTACAGTTAATCGCACGACAGGTTTTGCGAGATTCTTTCTTAATGGAGCGTTTTTGAATCAAGTTGATATTTCTGGTCTTGTTGGACTTTCTGTATCTACAGCTGCACTGCCTTGCACCATTCTTGACGGCTTTATTGCAGATGTGGATGAACTTCGTATCTGGAATGACGTTAGAACGGATCAGGAAATTGCGGATAATTGGGATCAGGAGATTGCTAATCCTACCGCAGATGCGAGCCTTGTTGCCTACTGGAAATTCAATGAAGGGGCTGGAACAACAACGGATGATTCTTCAGTAACAGATCGACAAGCAACTCTTGCCGGTAGTGGCTCCTTCACCACAGGACCTATACTGTGAGTTACACCCCCGCAGACGTAATTAAGGACCCGGAGGTCTATCGAGAGCTGCAAAAGATTTCTGAGGAATTCAATGCTATTGGACAGATGCGCGTGTTCTATCGAGAGCCCCTAAAGCCAAGAGATGGATTCTTCTGCTTATGTGATGGTGTACAATGGAATCCTGTAGGAAATGGAATTAAACAGCCTGTTTGGTTTGATGCAGATTCAAGTACCTGGTTTACTTTCGCGGTGGTACCGTGAGGAATTTAAAGGACATTGTTGAAGAAGGTGCTCCGGGGACGCCTGGAATACCTGGGCCACAAGGTCCGCCCGGAATCTTTGGACCTCCGGGACCACAAGGTGCGCCTGGGATTAATGGTACTGGTGGTGGAAGTTCAATTCCAGGTATGGCTGGAGAAGATGGTGAGCAGGGTGCGCAGGGACCACCTGGTCCGCAGGGACCTCTGGGACTTCAAGGAGCTAACGGAGTTTCTGGTTCTATTGGCCCGCCTGGATTAGCTGGTGAAGATGGTCCAGAAGGAGAACGTGGGGCTCCTGGTCCACAGGGACCAATAGGATTAACTGGCTCTACCGGTCCCCAGGGACTTCCAGGCGCTTCTGGTCCTGCCGGAATCGATGGTAATGATGGAGAAGACGGCGCGCAGGGTGTACCTGGACTTATTGGTTCTCAGGGAATTCAAGGAATCCAAGGTATACAGGGCATTCAAGGAATTTCGGGTCCTACAGGTCAAATTGGACCTCCTGGTTTAGACGGCATTGATGGTGATGATGGTATTCAGGGCAATGTTGGAGCTCAGGGAATTCAAGGTATTATTGGAGCTACTGGTCCAATTGGTCCTTCAGGACCTCCAGGCGCTGCTGGTGCTGATGGCGAAGATGGATTACAAGGGCCTCCTGGAGCAACTGGACCAGCAGGAGCTCCTGGTGCTGGCGGAAGTGATCCTGTTCAGCAGTCCTATGCGCCTGGAAGTTTCACTGTTGTTACAGGAAAATTTGCGTTGATGACTAAGAGACTACGACTTACCAGTACCCAGAGAGCTACCCTTCAAGGTGACTCTCGTTTGAGGATCAACTAATGTCTGACGTACTTTTAGACAATCAAACAGGAGCCTCGGTAGGTACGCCGGGAGCTGGAGCTTCTGGAATCTTTGTGGATTCCACAGCTTTTATTATCTGTACAAAGGATCAGAACGGTATCTATCGTGGGCGATCCAATAACTGTGCGATTGCCTCACAGGGAGCTGGTTTTGCATCAGATACTTATGTCACGAACTCGAACGTTTTAGTTCCTTCATTTGGTGTTCAGGCTAAGACAAAGCTTGCTTGGAGAATTTCAGTTTCTAAAACCGGTGCTGGTGTCGCTGCGCCTGTTTTTCAAATTCGTATTGGAGCTGCGGCAAGCACTGCAGATACTTCGCGCGTGAGTCTTACAGGTCCGGCTCAGACGGCTGTTATCGACGCAGGCGTTTATAACATAATGGCAACGGTAAGAAGTGTCGGTGTTTCTGGAGTGATTCAGGGTACACTGGACCTTTCTCACAATGGTGCTGCTGTGGGTTTAGCAAATAACGATGCTTCAGCGGTAGAAGCTGCCTCGTCTGCGTTTGATAATACAGCTTTGGCTGGATTGAATATTGGTCTCTCCGTGAACGGGGGCGCTTCCGCTGCCTGGACAGTTACCCAAGTTCATGTTGAGGCTGACTGGTAAACTTAGGAGGATTTATGCAGAATAAACGATTTCGATTTGGTCCAGTTGCTGTTGCGAACTCAGTAGGAAACGTACTGAATCCGCCTACAGGAACTGGTGGTGTCAATGGAGGTACCTCTTCGCAGTATATTATTCTTACCCATATTAGGGTGGTGAATAAGACTGGGGCTCCTGTGAACTTTTCTGCCTTCATTGGGGCAACTGGTGGTAGTGCAGCTGGTACAGAGTTCATGGCGTCTGCCACACCTGTTCCGGCGAATGGTGCCATTGACTGGAATGGTGCTGTACGACTTGACGCAGCGGACTTTCTCACTGCCTTGGCTTCAGCTGCCACGTCTCTTGTTATCTCTGGCGAAGGCGAAATTGGAGTTGCAGGCTAATGTATAGGCAAGTCCAACCTGCAAATGTTGAGCAGCATTGGGCGCTTGTGGCCCCCTGGATTGCGCAAGCAATTGGGGGGTCAGATTCTTGGAAAGATATTGATGAGATCAAAAAGCTGTGTATAGATGGATCGGCACACATCTTTATTGGATATGATCTACAGAATGAGATTGATGTAGTTTTAGTTACAGAAACCTGGATGTTTGACGGAAGAAAGACTTTGGTTCTTCGGTGGCTTGCCGGAAAAAACATGAATCAGTGGTTTCAGGATTATGATGTGTTAGAAGCCTGGGCAGCTGGATTAGGGTTCCAAGATGTTCACATCTGGGGACGCCCTGGGTTTGTCAAAATGTGCAAACCTTTAGGATTTCGCCATGAGTTTACTGTAATAAGTAAACCAATCATGAGAGGGCTGCAATAATGGGCGGCAAGACTGGGCAAAGACAAGACACCACGCAGACTACAACTCTGCCTGGTAATCAACAGGGTAACGTCGACCTGCTTATGTCAGGCGCGCGAGACCTCTACAACACTGGTGGGCCGCAGTATTTTCCTGGGCAGACTTACGCAGGAACTGATCCACGAACCATCGCAGGTCGTGAGGGCATGACTGGATATGCTGGAGGTTCTGGCCTCGGCTTAGCTCAGGATGTTGTTGCGAACGATCGCAGGTTCATGGACCCGAACAACATCTTTAATCCCTCGAATATTCCCGGCTTTCAAAGAGCTCAGGAAGGGGTGATTACAAACGCTAACAATAATTTGACGAGGAACGTACTTCCAGCCATTCGTCAGGGAGCCCAGGCGACTGGTTCCTATGGTGGATCTCGTCAGGGTATTGCGGAAGGTTTGGCTGGAGGAGAAACCTCCAGGTATATCGGCGATACACTCGCTGGTATGAACATGAACGCCTACAATACGGGGTTAGGCCTTGCAAACTCGGCAGCGAATCGTGCTCCACAGACCTATGGATTGGGGCTTGCGCCGTCGAATACAATGGCTCAGGTTGGCGATCAATACAGAACAGACGAACAAAGAGGTATCGATGCTGAAATGGCAAGATATAACTTTGGAGAGATCGCACCTCTGCTCAATCTTCAGAACTTCCAAAGCCTGATTGGACAGGCAGGAACCTATGGTGGAACTACTACAGGACAACAGACCGGAAATGCGACTGGAGGAAATTCCTTCCTTCAGCCCATGGGCGGTTTGATGACCCTGGCCAGTATGTTCCCCTGGGGAGGAGGTGGTTAACATGGGCATCTTCGACGAAGACTTCGATGAATCTCTAAGTGGAAAAAACCACAAAAGTCCAGGTACACGCTTTGGGTTGAAGTTCGATCCTATGGCCTACTTTCTAGACCTTTTTGGTAAGGGCGACGATTATCGCGACTTTATCAACAAGACCGGAGACACCGCCAACAAAGCTGTATCAAAGGTTGCGAAACCTCTACATAAATTTACTACGCAGATAGATCCTATTGCCAAAGCTGTAGATGATTCCAAAGAGGGTGGAAAGGTTAATGAGTGGGTTACTAATAAACCTGCCTCAGCTGTTGGAATCGTTACAGGAGCTATGGCGGGAGGCTCAGCTCTTAGCGGACTTGGTGGAGGAGCTTCTTCTGGAGTTGGTGAGGGTGTCACTGGTTGGGGAGGAGCAAGTACTGGAGGATTTGAAGGCGCTAGCAGTTTTGCCCCAGGAATGTCTGTAGGGGGAGGAAATGCTGGAGCCTTAGCAGCTAGTCATGGAATTGGTGGAGGAGCTGGAATGGGGGCAGCTCAGGGAGCTAGTGCTGCTCCTGCTGCTACTGGCTTTGACTGGCAAGGTATGTTGAAACAAGGTGGACAGAGTCTGCAGCAGCAAGGACAAAAAGAAGATGAAATGCTTACCAAGCTTGCCATGATGGGACCTCCACCGAATATGCAGGGAGGGGGTCCTATGCAACCTACGGATGCACCTCAGCAATATGCAGAGCTGTTAAAACGGGCTCCTGTAAATGGGCAGACACGGGGCGAGGCAAATACAACCGCCGGCCTTGGAATTTAGGAGGACCTATGGCACTGGGTATCGAACCAATTGATCCGAACTCTTTAACAGTTCCTCCTATTGGACCTGTAGAAGGGCCCGAACTTGAGCAAAGGAAATCTGGCTGGAAGAATTTTCTCACTCAGCTGAATGATCCAAATGTTAAGTCAGCTATTGCCCAGACTGGAATGGGACTGATGCGCACGCCAGGATATGGACAGTCTGGATGGGATACGGCGAGTCAGGCACTACAGAGTGGTGTGGGAACTTTGCAGGCTCTAAGAGAAAGAGACAGACTTCTGGCACAGGCTGCGGCTGATCGCGCTGCGAAGGAAGCTCAACAGACTACCTCGAACAAGCTTAATGAACGTCAGGCAGCTACTTCCGAGCGCAACGCTGCAACACAGGAAAGACAGGTTGAATCTTCTGCGCAGCAAAATGCTAATGCTAACAATCGTGCTGGATTTGCTCTTGAAGAGAATATTCGTCATAATAAGGAAACCGAGAAAAACGCAGCTGAGATGGCTAAGGCAGCCAATACTCGTGCAACTACTGCATCTTCAGGTAGAAATGGAAAAACCTCTGCCGAGATTGAAAAGATCAATCGCCTACAGAAGTATTACATGGCACAGGGAATGGATGAACTCGAGGCTGATAAAAAGGCTATTGACTACGTTTCGAATTCAAAAGGCAAACCTCCTCGCCAGCTTGTTATTGAATCTATTCAGTCAAAAGCTAAGCAATGGTTTGATAGTCAATTTGATCCTAACGCACAACTTCCTCCAGAACTTTTAGAAAAATTCAAGCAGGAAGCTATTGCAGAAGTTAAAATGGCTGATGAAGCGGGGCGTGATATCACTGACTCGGCTATAGCTCCTCCGGTAGTTCCCTCGGTTACAGCCTCAAAAGATCCTATGGTCGTGCGAAAAATTAATAAGTGGGTGGAAAGCAAAGCCACTGATGAACAAGTTAACGAACTTCTGCGTAAGCAGGGTGTTGATCCAAAACTATACGGGTACTAAACCATGCCTACAATTGAAGAACTCGAGGCTCTCACGAGAGAGCCAGAGTTACCAAAGACAGTTGCTCCTCAGCAGGCTGTACAACCTCCTCAAGGTCCTACCTTGTCAGAACTGACGAGGATTACTGAACCGCGCTTGGATTATACACTCGACGGGGCTAGTCCTATCGACAAGGCCGCAGACTTCGAGATGAAGTTTGATCCCGCGTTTTCTCCAAAACCTGAACCGTATGAACCAGATTATAGAGAAGCTCTACCACTACAATCCCAGATTGGTTTAAAGATACTTGATCCTTTAAGGAACGTTGCGCGCGGCTTTAATAATGTAATCTTTGGGACTATAAAGGCTCCCGGAGATGCTGCAGAAGCTTTGCTAAATGCAACTGCAGATACACCAGAAAAACGTGATTCTATGCTTGCATTGAATCCGCAGCTTACTGGACTTTTAGTTACCAACGATCTAATCAAAAAATTACAAAAAGCGACTGATCCAACTCCGCCTACCTACGAACACTGGTATGAGCAAATTCCCGAAGCAGCTGGTTCAGCCGCAGCCTTTCTTGTAGGGGGTAAAGCTTCTGGGGCAACTACAGCCGCAGGACAGTCCCTGGTTAGTGGATCGCTTGGCGCAGCTTCTGGAGCTACCAGTCAGTATGAAGAAGCCATTGCAATGGGGGCAGATCCTGAAGAAGCTCTTTTAGCCTTTGGAGGAGGAGCCGCGTTTGGAGCAACGGAAGGCATTCCAGGATTCTATTTCCTAAAGAAACTGAACAAGCTTGGCTTGGGACAAACTATTACAAAGTTACAGAACTTTGGAATGAATGGAGAATCCAGTGTTCTTCGAGAGAGCATTAAAGGTGCTCTGACAGAAATGGGACAGGAAGGCCTACAAACTGTGGGAGGAAATTGGGTTGCGAGTGATTTGGCTGGATATGATCCTACGAGAACTCTGGGAGAGAACTTTTGGGATAGCGTTCTTACGGCTGGTGTAGTAGGAAGTACCCTTGCAGGGGGTACTCAAATGCTTCATGATGCTGACGTGAATGAGGCAAAGAAAATCTTCGAAGATGATTATCAGCGTCGTCTTATGTCAGGTGATCCAATCAACGCACTGGCTACACCTGGCGGAGGTTTTGGATCTTTTACTCCTGTAGATACCTTACTACAGCTTAATCATATGAAAGCTACGTTAGATCGCCATATCGATCAAAAGGCGGAGAGCGCGCTACAAGATCTTATCTTCGAGCGAGAATTGAAAGGACAAGGTCCTATTGAATTTCCTTCCGAGATCACTATTGATCCAATGGCTGATGAGACATACTTATTGAATCCAGCGTCCACCGTACCTTCTGCCAATGTTATGGATGCCCCTAATAGTGAAAAGAATTTTATAGGTCTTGGTGGGGATACCTTAGTAAATCGATACACAGAAAAGGCTTTACCAAAAGGACTTACTGCTCGAGAAGCTTTAAATCATACAGATGTAGTAACACTGCCTACACAATATGATAATTTACTAGCTAGAGCTGAATATAACCTAAAACAATATGAAGCAGTAGTTGCTGATCCAAATAGTGTTGATTTATCTTTACAAGTTTATGGAGACTCTACCACAACGACTACATTAGAACTTGCAAAAAAGATGGTAAATATCTACAAGCTTCGTGTAGAAGAATTTAAGAAAAAGCGTGATATTGCTAATACACTGCTTCGACATGGTAAGGATTATATGGCGGCGTTTCGCGCTGCTTACAATCCAGACATGAAAATGATCTTAAGAGATACTCCACACAGTCAAGATGAAGCTAGCACTAAAGGGTGGTTTTCTGGAGCACAGAATATTACCTTAAATGAGGAGGGAAAAACATCTCCTGTTGGTATCATGTTTATTCGTATGGAGCCACTGGTTCAGGAAATCTATAATGGTGGAGCCAAGGATGGAACGGTTGCTTTTAGATCTGCGAAGAGACATATCTTCGAGGTAATCAATCATGAACTGGGACATTCAGTTCTAACTAAACACTTTCATGATGTATTGAATAAGATAACTACTGGCGACGCTGAAACAAGTCGGAATGCCTATAAAACCTTTATTCTTTTGGAAAAGGAATATAAGAATTGGCTGGAAGAAATGTCTGGAGCTACGCAGGATAAAATTCTAAGTTCGTCTTTCGCACTTCAACGTGCTGCAAGTTTAACACATCTGGCTTTAGATAGAGGACTGGATCCCAAAACACTTCCTGTACAGAATATGCAGGAGAACAACAGTGTATGGCCAGCACCAGATTATCTTTTATCCTTTGATGAATTTTTTGCTGAAATGACAGCGAGATTAGCTACGCAGGGAGAACTTTCTGATCCTGCGATGACTCAGTTTTTCAAGCCTGTTTTGGATCAATATAAGAAAATCTTCAATGTCTATCCAGAGTTTGCGAAGAGTGAATTCGGAAACAACTGGAAAGAATTCTTACAAGCTCGTGCGCTGTCTTTTAAGGTGAAGGAAGAACTCGAGGCTGCTAAAATTCGGGCAGGAAAGGATCTTTATGATGCCTTACGAAGAAAAGTAGACGGGCTCAATCCCGACAACTTTGCCGGACTTCGTCAACATCTCGACCGCTGGAATAAGGGTCTATCCTACGGGCTTAACATTCTACAGCTCGAGAAACTCTTCCCACACGTCCCCCAGTTTAAGACCTATCGAGACACCGTGGAAAGGTGGGCGTCATATCAAAGAAATTTTGCTGATAAAGCAACAGAAACTATTGAAAGCTGGAGAAGTCTTGGGAAGCAAGAAGCTTCTGCACTCACAGATGTATTGTATGAAGAGTCTGAAAAGCATGCATACCTACCAGCCGCGATGCTATCGAAGCGGTTGAGTGGAGAAGCCCTTAAGGTCTATACACAGATTCGAGAACAGCTTTCAAGAGTGCTTGAAGAGATGCGCGCGACGACCTTATTGGAGGCCAATCGGGAATTCTCTTTGAATAAAGAAAAGCTTACTGCAGCGACTACAGAGATTAACAAGGAATTCGACGAACTTAAGAACTCTGGTTATTTTCCCTTTATTAGGTTTGGAGATCACACGCTTACGGCGCGCGCAAAGGAAAATATAACTTATATTGGAAAGAGTTTCAAGGCAGGACAATTGATTACCTTCCAAGCCTTTGAAAGTAAGTCCGAAAGAGACGAAGCTTACTCGAAAATGCGAAAAGAGCTTGGAAACAAAGCTGCTGTAAGTGAAGGTAAGATGAGAGAAGCTGAGTATACAGTTCAGGGTATGCCGAGGAGTTTGCTTTTAGGGTTACGAAATCGCCTGTTGAAAGATGGTCATATGACTCCTGACGTTGAGAAATCTATTGAGCAGTCTTTACAGGCTGCAGCACCTTTTAAGAATTTTCGTAATCATTTTAAGAAAAAGAAGAATATTCATGGATATTCTGAAGATGCCTTACGGACCTTTGCACACTACATTCGCTCTGCGGCAGGAAATATATCTCGCGTTCGATATGCTGGCGAGATGCGTGAATCTATCGACTCTATGCAAGCCGACGTTAAGACTATTCAGGAAATTGGAGGATTTTCTTCAGCTCGTCAAAACATGGCAGATTGGCTAAAGAGACATTTCGACTATGTAATGAATCCCTCGAATGAACTAGCGGCTCTTCGCGGTGTAGGCTTTGTAGCGTACCTTGGTTTCAATGTCAAGTCCGCTTTCGTCAATTCTATGCAGATGCTCACGACGACTTACCCATATCTGGCGGCAAGGTATGGCGATGTCAAAGCAGTTAGCAATATAATTAAAGGACAACACTTTCTTAAAAAGTGGGTGTTTAATAAGAAGGCATATATAAACGCAAAACCAGGTTCTATTGAGGAGAGACATGCAAAACTTATTGCACAAGGTACATCTGAAGGATGGCTTGATCAATCTCTCGCAACCGAATTAGCTATTGCCGCCTCGGAAAACACCATAGATCGTAGCGCTTATCTCCCTTCTGGGAAGAGATTCTGGCATAGTTTCTCTCGCTGGTCCGCTCTGCCATTTCACCTTGTAGAAAAGACTAACAGATACGTTACCGCTATTGCAGCTTATAACCTTGCTTATGAGGAAACTGGAAATCATGAGAAGGGAGTTCTTGCAGCTAAGCTAGCGAATCAAAGCACAAACTTTGAAAATGCTAGATGGAATAGACCAGAGTTTTTACGAGGTAAGAAATCCGCCGCGCTGCTTTTTCAAAACTTTATTCAGAATCAGCTGTTCTTCATCACGAAAGATCCTGGCTCGACCAGGTATCTTATTATGATGTTGTTACTTGCAGGTGTAATGGGACTTCCTGGGGCAGACGATCTAGCTGATATCCTTGATGCGGCTGTGACCAAGTTAAACAAAGAGCTTGGTATGAAGAACCCAAAGACACAACTACGTGTGGAACTTCGCAACTTTGTAAACGAGCTAGGAGCAAATCCAGATCTCGTTTTGCACGGACTCTCCCAAGACTCATTTGGCCTTGGCCAGGCGGGAGAGTTAACTGGAATACCCATTCCGCATTTTGATCTATCTGCATCAATCGGGATGGGGAACATAGTGCCAGGTACAAATGTCCCCTCAATGATGATGCAATCTGATCCAGGCAACGTTGCGCTAGAACTTGGTTCGCAGTTAACTGGGGCATCAGGTAACCTCGTCGAAGATTACTATCGAGGACTTTTTTCGAAGGAGCCTAACGACTGGAAACGAGTCGAAAAGCTGCTTCCGCTTATGTCCATGAGGAATCTTTCTAAAGCTGCGCGTTACGCCGCTGAAGGTAAAGAGCGCGCAGCCAATGGCGTAGTCATTGCCGACTTCACCCCATACGATACACGTACTGGACTCGAAATCTTTGGGCAGAGTCTTGGCTTTCCAATCACTGAAGTTACTCAGGGATGGGAGCGAGAGCTCGCGAAGCGTGACATGGTTCAGTTCTACAAAGTTTATCAGGCGGCTGTACAAAGGAACCTCAATATCGCTTATATGCAAGAGGATAGAGAGGCGATCGCTGATGCTCGTGAGGCCCTGAGGGAATACAACTCTACAGTTCCCATGCCCGAGATGGGCATTAAGCCGAGCGACGCGAAACGGGCTGTGCGAGAATACATTAAGTCCCAGTATAAAGCCGGTGCTGGGTTCGAGGCTGACAGAAAGTTCCATAGATTGTCTAAACTCGTGGAAGAGGCTTATCCTGATCCGGTCGGGGACAGTGAACGCAACGAACCAGGGTTTGTTCCCTAAGAGCCTTTCTCCATAGTTGTAAAGTTCTTGTGTGGACTCCGAGTCTCTTGGCAAGGAGTCCTCCACGAATTTTTTTATTCGCTCGAAGAAGCGAAAACGCACAGCAGTAGCCAGCGCCTTGCGCTAACTCGAAGAAGAGAGTTTTGGAGATTTTTCCCATTAGAGCGCAATACGAAAGAGAAGATCTCCTAAGCGAGAGTTGAGCGTTCGCTGATTATTAACACGATTGAGTAAAACTTCTCCCGCGCTGCAATGAGAACAAACTGGAGGAATTCCTGCAGAGGTTCCAGTTACTGGAGTTGACAAAAGAATCGGATCAAGCTTTTTAAAAAGCTCATCGAGCACGTTTTGAGACTGATCTTGAGCTGAAGATAAGTCAGTCAAGAAGTTACCAATACTTCCCTGATGTTCAGCTTTAGCCGAATTAATTCCACCGCCAAGAGATTTCATATTACTCTCTGGAAAACACTCTTGGGAAGCTATAGGCTGCATAGAGTTTTCTAGTCTTTTTAATCTGTACAAAATATCATCTTCTAGATTAGGTCTCACAAAACTTTCATTACGTATCTCTGTTGCAGTTTTTGCTTTTTGAATCTTCTTAACCATTTGCCTGTTCTCCTATATAAGTAAAAATCATACCTGCTGTACCGTTAGTGGCAACGATCTGCTTCGAATTGACTCCCGCCACGACGGCGTTTTGGAAGTCCTGCCAAGACATCGACTTGAAACAAAGGCGAAAGAGGTCGCTTTGAGAAATACTCTTATGAGACTTCACTAGCATAACCAGTTCCGCGGAAAACTTCGCCTGCCCCTGTACACCTATGAGTTCAAACACCTGAGGCATATCCGCCTCGAGAGAGGTAACAATCATAGATGCAGTTTTAAGGTCCTCCTCTGTAATGACCAATTCGTTCTTGTAGGCAGCGGATAATACCATAGCAAGTTTGTGGATATGAGTTTGCTTTCTGGCCAGGTAACCAGCAAATCTTTCGTTATCCAGGTGCTTGGGTTTGTTCTTATAATGATCTTCGTACCAGCTAGTCCCCCAAGCCACTGCGGGGGCAGATAGAACAAATGCTCCCTTAAGGATCGATATAGCCTCGAGGTCATGGACCAGCTGTTTCTCCATAGCCATAAATTCAGGAGGAATAGATGCTGATGGGTAGGCAACGAGTTTTCGTTTGTCTTTAGCAAATACGAAAATGCAGCGTGAGGTGAACCCGCCACCAATGAGATACTCTGGAAAATTTCCGGCAATCCAGCCAGGAGTTGTGCATGCAGCAATGTTGATCCAGGGATTCTCAATTCGATCTGAGCCCTGAGTTTTGGTGCGTTTTTCCCAGACCCCAAGTTGGCCGTCCCAAAGACTGACGAGTACATCGATCATCTCCCTATCGTTAGGATTTAAAAAAGTTCCAAACTCGCTCGAGGCAATTGTTATACAGCACATGGGATGATAGGTCCCATCGTCCATAAGAGCATCTTCCTTCGCATCCGCAAGAGACTGGGTTAGTGCTGGCCAAGTCACCGCATCTGGTCCAAAGTTGATGCCCTCGATCTGCTTGAGTAGCTTCATTCCAATGGAAAGTGTCGTGGACTTGGATACGATTCCAGGTGGGGCCACGAATATAATGTAGAAGTTCGGTGTCCACTGGAAGTAGGCTTGATCTATCCACACGCGCCTCCGTAATGCACCAGCGATAGTGGAGACAGCTACCCAGAAGTGCATTTTGTCTGGGGCTTCGGCGTAGGAGCTATAGGACATATAGCTCTGTATCCAGTTTTTAAGGAGTCTGTTAGACATGATAGCGTTTATTCTTACAAAAATGCTATCATTATTTCTCAATCTCTATTAAATCTCCCCAAGATTTATCCGAGAGCTT